CAGATCCTTGAATTCTTATATCTGGAATTATTGTAGAAACATTAGAAGTATTACTATTCATTGAATTAAAAACTGCTTTTTGCTGTTTATTATTCAATATTAATTCTCCAGAATTAACACGGGCTAATATTTTGTCACCATACATACTATTTCCTGAAACAATACCTCCATTAGCAAAAGCTTGCATTTTTGGTCCTTTTGACATTTTAGCTTCTACAATAGAACTTAAAGCAACTAAAGCAACTCCAGCAGCAACAGCCACGTAAGGATTTGCAAATAATTTTTTAAAAGCTATACCAGCAATACCTGCAGCAATCAAAGATTTTCCTAAATCTTTCATAAAGCCGCCAATCATAGCCATCATTCCGCCCACAACATCTCCTAAACTTGCGGTTCCAGATATTAGACCACCAATTGCTTCACCAAATCCAACAGCTAAATTTTCAGCTAATCCTTCAACTGCACCACTAATCATATTGTTAAGATCAAGTAGAGTAGATGTTATTTCTACAGTAGAATCTTTTAATTTATCTTTACCTTGAATATCTTGAATAATTATTTCTGTACTCGAAATTTTATCAGCATACATTTGGTATTTAGCACGTCCTTCTTCGGTAGCTGTGCCAAATTCATCCTGTAACTCTCGATACCTTTTTATTTGCTCTTCGTAATAATTTATATTTAATTTTTGTGGCTCAAAATCAACCTCAGTAGGAAGTTGTGGTTTAAATAATCTTACAGTCGTTTCTGTTTTTTTTCCCTTTACAGGAACTTGTGGATTATCCGGTGATTGAGGTTCGCCTGGTACTTCAGATGTTTTTGCTTTTTTAACTTCTACAGGAATTACTATTTTAGCAATTTTATTACCCTTAATAGTATTATTTAAAGCTGTTAAAACATTTCCAGATACTTCTTTAGCCGTGTTTTTACCGTTATCAGCTAGTTTTCTAAAAAAAGCAACAGCATCAGTGCCAAGTTGTGAAAATCCAGATGACAAAGATTTTTTAATACCATCAATATCTAAAGTCAAAACTGATTTTATTAAACTCCCAGCAGTTTTAAAAATATTATAGATATGTTGACCAACAAAAGTCACGGTTGCAATAATATTATTGAAAGTCAATTTTATTACAGCCCACATATTCTTAAAAGTCATTCCAATATACTCTACAGCTCCACGAAAAAGAGTTGAGTTATTATATAAATCAACAAAATAATTTGCAACATCTACTAATATTTTTTTTATTGGCGCCCAGTTTTTAACGACAACAACAGCAACAGCTGTCAAAGCTAAAACAGTCAATCCAATAGGTCCTGTAAGCGCAGTAAAGCCAGCAATTAAAGTAGGTAACATAGAAAGCACAACACCGATACCTAAAGTCAAAGGACCTATTGCAGCAGCTATACCCGCAACAACTGCAATAGTCATTTTTGCTTCTGGAGTAAGTTCTTTTAGATAAGAAACCATACTTTTTACAGATTCTAAAAATGGTTGAATTGCTTCGACAATTATTTTTCCAAAATCTTCAGATAAATCCCCTAACATATTACCCAACTGCTTAAATCCTCCTAAACCAGCTTTTGCAGCCGCTTCAGCAGAACCTCCAAACTCTTTTTGCAATTCTGCTAAGATTATCGCTTGAGCACCTGCCAAATTATTAGTATCTACCATTGATTGAATCATTGCTTTTTGCCCTTCGGAAAAAGAAACACCAACTCTTGAAAGTGCAGAAACCCCTTTTATTGGATCATTCAATGCTTTTCCAACTTGAATTGAAGCTGATTGCAAATCGCCATCTAAACGAGTTGCTAAATCCAAAGCCGCCTTTTGAGCCTCTTGAAAAGTTGTTCCTGTAATTTTAGAGAAAGTAAGAAGATTTGCAGTTGCTTTTTTAAGAATTTCATCATCATCAAAAGTGGTTACCGATTGTAAATCAGCAGCCATTTTTTGAAGTTGTTCAGAATTATAACCAACTGTGCCACCTGTAGATTTTAAAGCAGCATCGACTTGCGCAATAGCTTGTGCGCTTTGATCAAAAGCTAAAACACTAGCAACACCAAAAGCTAAAATAGGAGCAGTTACTCCAACAGTTAAATTAGCCCCAACGGTTTGTAGTTTTTGCCCCCATTTATCAATAGTTCGCATAGAATTCTGCATTTCTGTAGAAAACTGCTTAAGGTCAACTGCAAAGCGAATGTTGATGGATGCGAGCGAAGCCATATAAACTACTTTTATTAGTTTATAAAAGTAGTTTTACAGGCTTCCTAATATGGTTACATTATGTAACTTTATCTGCGTATTTATTTGTTAATCCATATTCTTTCAAAGCATTTAAGTATGCTTGATGCGCTTCTTCTTGAGTATAATATCTACCTAAATTTTTTGCTTTTCCTTGATAATAAATACTTGATTTCCATTTATTTCTTTTTTTTTCAAAAGTCACTCCAATATATTTAGACGCTTTATCTGTTCTACTTTTATGATAATGTGCAGTATTTTCTCTTTGAGATATTTTTTCTAGGTTTTTATAATAATTATTTAATGTATCAGTATCTATATGATTTACAACACCAAGTAAATGTTTATTGGAACAAAAAACAGCGCAAACAATTATATGTATTTTAAACCATTTTTTTATATAATTTTTACAAAGTAAAACTTGCAAATAATTATTTCTATTATCTGGCTTTAAAATCCTTCCTTTATATATATGAAAAGTATATTTACTAGACTTTTTAAAACGATCTAAACCCTTAACCCTTCCCCAAGAAGATATCTCATATATGCCTTCATAATCTGGGATAGGTTTCCATACTTCAGGCTCTCTGGTATCCATAATAATTAATTATTTGTTTAAAACTATCGTAATTTTCAAAACGATGTTTACCAAAAAGGGAGTGAAATTCTTTATTTACAGCATTAAAAGCTTCTATAAAACTTTCGTGTGTTTTTAATTTAGAAAAATACCTGTCATAGAATCCTTTTCGGGTTGACAGTTTACGCATTAGAGCGTTTTCTTTTTCAAGAAGTTCAATGTAGTTTTGTAATTCTGCTAGTGTTCCATTGATAGGACATACACTAATTGTTTCGGTTTTTGACATTTTTAAAACATTTAGAAATTAAATAAAAAATCGGCATCCTATTATCCCTGTTGTCAAAAACCTTGTTAAGAAGTTTTGTTATCGCCATTACAACAATAACACAGGATAGAATGCCGAAGCTTTTTGTTCGGTATAACGCATAAAAAAAGCCTTCACGAAGGGCGAGGCTGCGGGAACCTCTTAACATAATGGTATTTGACAATTCAAATATACAAATAAATTTTAATCTACCAAACTTTTTATTATATTTGATAAAAAAAAATGAAATTATCACTACTCTTATTTTTAGCAACACTTGCAAGCTACAGTCAAAAAGCTGTTTATAATAAAATAAACAATCAACAAGATTTTACAGAGTATCAAACTAAAGAAAATCGTATTTTAAAAATTGGAGATACATTAACAATAGGATATCCTAGAAACGGAAATGGTTTTACTTTTATAACTCAAGGTGGTGTAATGACATCCCCGATCTTAGCTAATTCAAAGGTCGCAATTCATAAAATCAAAACTATTGGTAACACTAAAAGAGGTTATAAAATATACTTAACATTTAAAGGATATGGATTTGTTCCAGTTTATATAGATTACGAATCAGCAATAGAAACAGGAGAATTAAAAAATCCATAAAAAAAAGCCAGCGTTTCAGCACTGGCTTTCTCCCATCTAAAAAAAATTAAAACCCAGTCAATTTCCTCCTTTTTTTGCGTTATCTTGTCGTTCCCAAAACTTGTTAAGTTGTTCGAGTTCGGCTTCTATTTGTTCCACTTTTTTAGCAGCCATTTGTTTCAGTTGTTTTTGCTCCCATTCGAACGGAAGGATGTCTTGTTTTTCCATTCCTTTTTCTAAATATGGACTCATAACGGCAAACATCAGTTCGCGTGTCATTATCCATCTTTCTTTAGAGAAAGCATCTTCTTTTTTTCGAGCACCGTTTACAGCATTAAAAAAAGAACGCGGCGTGAGATCGTACATTTCTGCAAACGTCATTCCCAATTCTCCCAAGCCTATTTCTTCAAGAGCATCCCAGGTTAGCGGTTCGGGTTGGATGTCAGTTTCCTGACCTTCTACTTTCCCGGTGCTTCATCTGTTTCTTCTACTGGTTCCGCTTTTGGCAAAGAATTGATGATGCCATCTTTGAAATTATCCAGGGCTTTCGGGTCCTTAAAAAATTCGTCGATAATGTCCAATTTCGAAAGATCATCGGTACATCCACCATATTCGATAGCGGCGATCAAAACAGCTTCAAGGACATCGATTTGCTCGAATGTCAGTTTTCCGTCAACGGAATCCAAAACGGCGATTCTTTGCACGACTTCGTCAATGCCAGGCAATTGCCATTTTCTTCCCAATATTCTAAAAAGTCCCAAGCCGAATTTCAGCTTGAAACTTTTATTTCCTAGTTTTAAAACGAGTTCGTTCATTAGGCGGCTAATGTTGTAGAAAAATCTCCATTGCCCTTAAATGAAGCATCACCAGTGGCAACACCGTTTGTTCCTGCTGTCATATTCAATCCTTCGATGAAGGTTTGACCAGTCACGATCACGTCACCTACAATATTAGTACTAAATTGTACTTCCACTTCGGTTCCGGCTTGATACGTATCCAAGATTTCTTTCATACCAATTTGAGTAGTCGAAGCATCAGGCTTGTTGGCTACTAAATAGTTTGTCGAAACTCCCCAAGTGTAGTTTCCTGGTGTCACTTGTTCGCCATTCGTATCTTTGGAAGCGATGCTTTCCATATTACGCGAAGTGGTGAAGGAACATTCCGTGGCGTGAAAGATTGTTTTTCCATCCACGCGAATTCTTAAATTTTTTCCAGCATAGGTATTTCCTGCCATAATTTCTATATTTTATTAAAGTTTATAATTCCGACAAAAGACTGATCGCTTTCCACAAATTCAATTTCAGAATTTAACCAGTCGTAATTTTCTTTTATAATAGGTTTCATTTGGTCCATAAACTCCACACAATTGCGGTAGTTGTTTTGTTCGAAATAAAACAGTAATGTTGCTGTTGCAGAATCGCCGTCTTTGCTTTGACCGGATTCTTCTTTGATGATGTAATTTGCAAACGGATAAACTTCGTCAGCAGATGAAACTATTGGCGAAAGCCTGTCACCCATCACATCGGTAAAAACCGTTTGGGATAGTAGGAAAGTTGTTATTTCGTCAGATAGTTCGAGCATTAGTTGCTTAATTTATTGATTCTACGTTGGACAAAATTTGTCAATTTCTTTTCGGCATCGGCAGTCATTGTGCCTTTGTTTCTTTCGTAGGCAATATCCATAAATGGAATTCCTTCGACACGGCCAACTGCATTTCCTTTTCTTTTATTGGTAACACGAGCCAACACACTTTTTTTACGACCGCTTTTCAGTGTTTTACGACTATTTTGATTGTTGCGATAAATTGCGTGTCCATCGTGGACCATATGACCATACCAACCATCGTTTCCGTTTTTTGCCCTTGGTCCTACTAAAATTGTTGGATTCGAAGATTTTGAAGTAATCAATCCAATCGATTTTTTAAGGTTTCCAGGTGCAATTTTCTTGCTTCTGGCAACGTGCGATTTCTTGCTTATTGGCGCGGCACTTTTAGCGGCCAACACAGCAGGACGAGCCACTTGTCGAAGAATAAGAAGGATTTCTTTTTTCTTGTCTTTATCGTTGGCCAATTCCTTAATCTTGGCTTTGAGTTCAGGAAATCCCGAAACGGTGATACCTAGATTACTCATAATTTTTGACGATTAATTGCAAGTGTGCTTTTCGGCCAATTTCGATAACATTGATCACGTCATACAATTTTCCTTCGCAAAGCAATCCTAATTGGTTTTTCAATCCGTTTACTTCCTGATTGTATCGGATGGTAAACTTTTTGTTGACCAAGTATCTCACTTTTCCTTCTACATCTTCGGTTCCTGAAACATCTTGCATATAAGCAAAAGGTTCGGCGATTACTTCTTGAGTAACCACTTTTTCGTTGGTGGAATTTCGTGTCGCCACGAATTTCACTATCGAAATTTTACGATCCATTTGTCCGATGAAAGGCTTTTCCATTAGAATTTTCTATATGCTCGAAGCAGGTTGTTTGATGCCGGATTGTTGCCTTGTTCACGATCTTCCCTTCTTTCGAAGAAATCAGATAAACGCAGGTTGATAGCTTGTATAATTGGTTTTGGACAATTCGCCAACGCGAAGCCTTGTTTAATTGTGACTACAACTGCATCATCGCGCTTATCTGTTTCTGGTATCGAAAGGAATTTGATGTCGAAACATTCAATGATGTTCGATTTTCTTAACTGATATTGATCAGCGGCCAAAGTTGTCAAAGTTGTTACGCCTGGTGCGTAATATTCAATCTTTGTGATAACGTCATTTTCATAATTACGTTCGAAAGTAATTGACGACTTGAAATCGCTAACTTCCAAAACCAGATTTCTTTCAGCAATGGAACGATTGATGTAATCTTGACAAGCAGCTTGTGCGGCATCGATGTAAGATTCAATCAAATCATCTTCTTCAGTGAAAGTCGTTTCAACACGTAATTGTTTTTTAGCTTTCGCCAAAGTCAATAGTGGTGCCGTTGCTGTTGTTGCTGTATAAAAATGAGTTACCATAGGATTGTTATTTTACGAGTTTGGCAAATCCAGCTTCAATCATTTCTTGAGCTTGTAACGTTGGGAAACTTGCTTTTTCTCCTACATTGTAGCCTAGATTGAATTTACCTGTTGGCGAAAGCAAAAATTCTACTTTTAGGCTTTTTTCTTTTCCTGTTGCTGTTGCAACTTTTTCAACAGCCACTTCTTCTGAAGAAGCGGCTGTATTTAAAGTTTCAGGCATTATGCAGTTAAAAGGTCTTTAACAACAGTGAAAGCAGTTTCTTGTTTTACCGCTACATCTACAAACACATTTGCGATGATTTCGATATATCCGTCTTTTTTACGTGATTTATCATCAACTGTAATATCCATAAAGCCCCATTGTCCTATTACTAATTGAGAGAAATCGCCAAATATTGCAGCAGAACAAACGCCAACTGAAGTGCTTTTTGTTAAAGTTGAAGGCACGTGATTTGACACTTCGAACGGGTAACCATTTACAGATCCATCTTCGGCCATAAGGTAAGAAGCTTGTCCAGATTCTTTTGGAGTCACTTTCAATTTTCCTCTTACTTTAGGATTTGACAAATAACTCATTCTTGCAGAATTAGCATTAGCTACAAAAACAGGAGTTTCAAGGGCTACAACAGCCGGCCAAGTCGGTACAGCTCCAATTGTTCCCATAGCCAATGTATTTACACCGGAATAGTTCAAGATTCCTTTTGGTTCACCGGTTCCAGATCCATTAATACCCGCTTTATCGATTGCATTTGCAATTTCGTCACGGATCGTTTTCATTGTGTAAGCTTCCATATCAAAAGAAGATTGCATCAAGTTTTGAAGCGAAATCAATACACGAACGGTTAAACGTTTTGGTGTCATTTCGATTTCTCCCCAAGCATCTTTGGTAATATCAGCAGTTTCCACTTCACCTTTCCAAGCAGCAGTTACACCACCGTTGTTTTTAGGGAATGAAATGTTTCCAGATAATCCGGTCAAGAAAATCGCTCCCAATTTTTCTAAAATTGGTGTTGGTTTCAAGAAATCAACTGGTGCCATTTTATCAGTGGCAACAGTAGTTGCACCATAAGCACCGGAATCACCTGTTACGGTTTGTCCATCGGCACGAGTTTCAGAAAACAAAGGCACTGCCATTCCACCAGGCGAAAGTCCAATTCCAGACAATTGCGCGGCTCTTTGTGCTGTTTGGTTTGCTTCCAATTCTGGACCATCCAACGGAATACCGTTTATCAAAGCACGAATTGCTTTATTTAAAGAGAAAGCTCTTTTTGCTTTGGCTGGTTTTTCAGCTTCAGGATTCAATAAACTTTCACCACCTTCCAATGAACGAAGATTTTCTTCGTATGCCAAAGCATCGGCAAGATCTCTGGTCAATCCTTCGATTTCAGTTTGCAAAGCACGAAACTGTGTAGTTTCTTCTTCGGTTAAACTTCTTTTTTCGACTCCTGCTGTTGTGTGCAAAGCCTTTTGAGCTTCAATCTTTTGAGCTCGTTGTTGTAAAATAATAGCAGATTTTTTCATTTGCTTTTTATAAATTTGAGTTAATAATTAATTGAGCTTCAAAGCTGTTGAGCTCTTTATCGTTGTCCTGGCGAACCGCTTCAGGTCCAGTTATAGGAATGTCTTTTATGATTGCGGCGCGAATTTCTTCGATAGTTTGCGATTCGCGTTTTAATGCTTCAGGGTTTGAGCCTATTGGAACGATGGACCATTCTAGTAATTCCTGGTCATCGAAATAAATCAAGTCACGGTTTTCACCCAGTTTTTCGTCGCCCCAATGTCCTTTTCTTGGATTGGCACCGATGGAAGCCATTCGAAGTGTTCCGTTCAGTACTTTTTTTCTAACTTTTTCAGCCAATGGATTATCTTCAGCATTTTCAAAACTAAGCACGGCGATCAGTTGATTATCTTCGACACGAACTGTTGATGTTCCGATTACCATATCAGGATTATCAGAATAGGAACGATGCGCATAAAAAACAACAGGATTTTTTTCGTAGCGTTTTAAATCCCATCCCGAAATTTTAAAAACGGTTCCGTAGGTATCAGGAGTTTCATCTGAAATCATAAATTCAACTTCACGATTTTCCTTGTTTTTATCGGATAAAGCACGTACAACAGCTTCGCGTATTACGGGTTTATTTAGATTGATTTCCATTTTTCGGTGGGTTTATTAAATTATTGGCAACTTGCTTTTCAGTGTACGTATTGACCGGTGTTAAGTATTCGTCTAACAATATTGGTCCATCATTCATATCTTCGAGGTGACGTACTTCGTTTCTGGACATCCAGCCACCGTTGACGGCTTTTCCGTAATATTCGCCACGCGATTTAATGTCGGCGCGAAGTAGTACATTCATATTTCCGCGAACGTAAAAACCATTCGCTATTTCGGAAGGCAAGAATAGTTTTTTGGCATATTCCTGTTCGAAATTCGTGATGTGCGGTTGGATGGTATCGGAAACGTGGTCCAAGGATTGTTGCTCGATATTGTTGTTTGTGGATTGCTGTAAGGACTTGATTTTGTGCGGTGCGATGTTCAGCCAACGTGCAATATCTTCGATAGAAAATCGAGATTGTTCGATAATTTGCGCTTCTTGCGGCGTGATGGTGATGGCTTTCCATTTCATACCTTCATCGAGAACAGCCACACGGGTTGCATCTTTTTCGGAAAAAGCGGCTTTTACACCTGCAATCATACTTATTTTAGTAGGCGCATTAATTGTTTTATCACTTTCGAGAACTCCTTGACGAACGCCTTTGTTTTGGAAATTGGTTGCGGAAAATTCCTGAACTTCGATTGCCAGGTTTAATTGTTGTGCTGCATTCGTGATTACGGAAACGCCCACAATACCATTGTGCGTGAAGTTTTTGAAATGTAATACTTCGGAAGCCAAAAGCGGTTGTGCATATCCCTGGACATCGTACATCAAAACACCCGATTTAATGCGAATGTCTTTTACGCGATCCCAGTTGATGAAATCGGTTGAAATAGGTTTTCCGGTTGTGTTGGTGTTTATTTTTGCGAGTCCGTTTCCGCGAAGCAATACGGATATTGCCATTGTTTTGCGGAAAATAAAGGATGTCATTAACGAATTTGGCTCGTTTGCAATGAGGTTGTGAGCTGGATGGTCCGAGCGTGAAACGCGGTTGGATCCTTCTTTTTGGTAAACTGCAAAAGGTATTTTTGCAATGTCGTTTGATATTTGGTCCACGCCGTTGTAAAAAGCCGAAAGTTTCAAGGCTTTGGTGTGATTCATTCCAGCGGTTCCGGCTGTTCCTAACGAGAAAATGCCGTTGCCGAATGTTCCAAAATAGGAATTATCGGAAGCAGCACTTCTTTTTTGGGAAGTAAACATTTCGCTAAAAGCACCGTTTAAACTCATTACACTTTAGTATTTAAAGTGTAAAAGTATTATGGTGGTGGGGTGGAAATGGTTACATTATGTAACTTTGTAAAAGTTATAGGTTATGAGTTATGAGTTATGAATTTTTAAAGCTCGTCGCCAATTTTATTCATTGCTTTATTTAGCAATTCTTCAGTTTTTAATTCTGATGTATTACCGTAACCAATAAACTCAATTGTAATTATAATCCTTTCTGAATGTTTTACAGGTGTTTTAAATCCATCCGGCATCTCTTGAAGTGATTTTCCAACTTCAGGCCTTTCGATTGTTATTGTTTCTCTGAAAAATGTGGGTTCCATATTTTTTTTATTTAAAAATTAAAGTTATTAAAATTAATCCAATTACAGCACCACAGCCGGCACCAAATGCATAAATTAATTTTTGTTTGATTGTCGAGATTGCCACTTTTGAAACATTGAACGCCCAAAGCAACGAGATCAGGAAGGAAACAATAAACACGCCTATCAGGATTCCTTTTGCGATAAGCATTGTGTTTATTGCTACCAAGCCAATTTGAAAGAAGGATTGCAGGAATATTTTCATAGGTTTAAAATTTGAAATACCATTCGTCTTTGCTTTTTTCGAAGGTGTATTTTAGTTTTCCAACGGCAACGGTTACGGTTGGCGGTTGGTATGTTTTTGGTTTTGGAAGCAAACGGATTGCTTTTGCGAGGTTATCGGCTTTTAATGTTTCTGGCATATTATATTAATTACAGTTTTGAAAATTACAGATGAATGTATCCGGAATCATTAAGAATAATTCTGTTTGTGTTAATTTTACACATTTAAATCTTTGGATTGAAATTGTAATAGAAATCCAAGACAAAATAACCATTGCAATTATATATGCAATTTTATAAGTTTTCATTTCTTCAGGTTTTTATATTGTTTCCACTTTTTTTTAGCTAAATCAATAGCATTATTTAATTTTGAAATATATTGCATTCCATAATCTAATTTATTATTTGCAAAATAACCATCTAAAAACGCACCTATATATTTTTGCTTTTCGGTTGTTTTCATTTTTTTAGATGGTTTTTTGTACTTTATAAGCTCCCGAAAAAATAAAATATAAACCTAAAATAAGCCCTAACAGAAAAGTTATTTTAAATTCAATTATTAAAATTTCATAATTTTTTTCTATTAATAACAAACCGGCATAAACTTGTAATAATCCAAATAAAAATCGTCTATTTTTTTTCATTTTTTTAAGTTTTTGACTTCCGATTTTATGTAGAAGAAGCCGGTTAGTAATTCGATTAGTATCAAGAAAACCACCAAGAATTGACGTACGGTATTTTTATCGATGAAATCGAGTTCGAAAAGTGCGCTGGTGATAAATGCCAGGATAAATGTGATCAGGATGATTGCGAGTATTTTCATTTTTTGTTGTGGTAATAGTTAGTCATTCGTTTGAAGGAGGCGTAATCGGAATATCTGTATTTTCCGAAAAGGGTGTAGAAGCGTTCGTTGACGGTGTTGAAGGCTTCTTTGTTGGTTTTTGCCATTTTCAGTTCGTTGAAATACTCGTTGTAAAAACCTTTTCGGGTGGAAATTTTACGCATTTCCTCGTTTTCTTTTTCGAGCATTGTGATGTAAATTTGCAGGGCTTTTGTTTCTTCTGGACTCATAATTTATTTTGGGTTTTTTAGTTAACAGGTGAATTGCGTGTCGTCGCGGTTGTAGATGCTTTCGTTGGTTTCTTCGGGTGTTGACATCGAGCCACCCAAGGCGTTTATGGTGGCGATGATTCCATCGACACGGCGGCCGTTTGCCCCGGAACGGCCTTTATGAACTTTTAAATTGTCGTTTGCATCGGCATAAATTACGCAGGATGCGAGCATCCAAGCCAAAGCGGGATTTCCATCGTGTTTAATCTTGCCGGAATAGACGAGTTTTTCGAATTCTTTTGTTGGCGCCGAAATGGTGCCAATGGCTTGCGAGAATTCGGAAACGTTTAAGCCGCTTTCTTGCAGTTCCTGGATTAGTTGTGTAGCATTGTATCGGTCATATTCCAAACGAATTACTTTGTGTTCGTGAAAGGTTGATTTGATAATATCAGCAATGACGAAATAGTCAATCACGTTTCCAGGCGTTGCAATAATATATCCTTTATCGGCCCAATATTGATAGGGAACGCGATCTTCTTTGGAACGCTTTTCGATGGTATCTTTCGGGCAAAAAAGCCATATTTTTAAATATCTTTCGCCCAATTCATCGGGTTCCGAAAGGATGGCGTACGCACTTAAATCCGTGGTGGTGGATAAATCCAATCCGGCATAAGCTCCGAATTCAGTAAATTTTTCTATTGGGATTTCGTTGACTTTATTTTTCATCCAATCTTCGTTGAATATCCAGGAGAATTGTTGATCAACCCACATATTTAGATTTTTGGTTTTGAAATTTCGAATTTTCGAAGGTTGGTTTAATGCTTTTATAAATTCTTTTTCGATACCGTCCAAACTCAATCCGTTTCCTAAAAGTGGATTTGCTTTTACCCATAAATCTTTATTTTCCCAAGATTCTTCGGTTTTTAAATCTTCCTGGTCAATGTCGTGAATCATAATCCAAAGATGGTCGTCAATGCTTCGGCCTTCTAGCACTTCGATTACGGAATCTTCATAGTTTTTGCAAGCCGATTGCACGTTGGATCCTGCCGTGGTGATTTGATAAATCAATGGTTGTGCTCGTTGCACGGTGGATGATTCAAGATTTTCTTTTACAGAATCATCTTTGTGTCCGTGATATTCGTCGATTATTCCGAGGTGGCAATTGATTCCATCTTGTGTTTTCGAGTCACCACCCAACGGCATCATCGTGGCACCTGTTTTTTTGAATCCGATAATTTTTTGCATACAGTTGAAACCCATATTGCGAAGGGCAGGATTTGCGACTGGACTTTCGATGTACATTTTTGCTTGTTTCCAACAGATTCGCGCCTGTTCCTCTTTGGTGGCACCGACAAAAACTTGTGCTTCCATTTCGAGATCGAACGAAAGACAGTATAATGCCATTCCGGCCATTTCGGCTGTTTTTCCGTTTTTCTTGGCTCTTTTGTCGTAAACGGTGTTTATTCTGCGATATCCAGTTGTTTTTTTTATCCAGCCGAAAACATTGTACATCGTAAACTGTTGGAATGGTGCCAGTACGAACGGTTTTCCGGCTAGTTTTCCGATGGTGTGGTTCAAGAATGTTGGATAAAAGTTGATGATTTGCATCCCTTTTTTATGGTCCAATTCGTAACCATCAGCTTCGGCTGTTTCAATCCAGGCGAAGAAGCGTTCGACGGCTTGCTTGATTCGTTTTCCGGTGATGATTTTACCGGAACGCACATCGTTTGCGTATTGAAAAGGAACGGAATCGAGTTGCTGTTGGGTTGGTTTCATTTGTTTTTTTGGTTTTTAGAGTTTCAAATAACTCATATATGCGTTATGTTAATTTAAAATAGTATTGCAATTTCGTTGCGTGATAGGAAAAAACGAAAAGCGGTTTATAAAATTAGTTGGCGAAAAATTACGAGCGAAA